CAGAGCTTAGATCGTAACAGAGTACAAAACGCAACATTATAGACATTAAAAGTTAAAAGGTTATGAAGATAGTAGAAATGGTTTTGAATGAGGAAATAGACAGACAGGGAGTATATGCTGTATCTGTTGTTAACTCACCAGCAATAGAAGAGGATTGGGTAGCTTTAAACCGTCAATATGTAGAGCTTAAATCTGTAGATGACGAGAAGCGAATATTGATGGGTGCTGCATTAGTTCCGAACAAACAGATTTACCGTAAAGACAAAGAGAACGGTGAGTTCTATATTTACTTTTCTAGTCAAACAATCCGTAAAGCCTCAGAGCTATTCTTAAAGCGTAACAAGCAGAATAACGCTACCTACGAACACATGAAAGAGATAGACGGAATGAGTGTAGTAGAGAGCTGGATAATTGAAGACGAGGACAAAGATAAATCTAAATTATACGGCTTTAGTTTGCCTGTAGGAACTTGGATGATATCAATGAAGGTAGACAATGACGAGGTGTGGAGCAAGGTGAAAGAAGGTGAGATTAAAGGCTTTAGTATTGAGGGATATTTTGAAAGTAAGACTGAGCTATCAAAAGACGAATATGTACTAGATGAGATTGTAAACATTCTTAAATCAATCCAATGAGCAGAAGATTTATAAATAGTCAATTTACTACTCAGGTTCAAGACGTAACTCCTGACGTAAAAGAGTTGAGCGTACCTGAAGAGGGAGCTTTAATAATGTGTGAGGGTATTTTGTATGTTGGTGTAGATAACGAATGGCAACGTTTGTATTCGTCTTTACCTAGCGGAACTAATATAGGTCTATTCGCACAGACTGGTAATGCTACAGCTATCACAAACACGGTTACCGAGACTACTTTAATTAACGGTGGTGTAGGTAGTCTATCTATACCAGCAAACGCATTTAATGTAGGAGATAGCTTCTCTGTAAGTATGGGAGGAGTTGTATCTTCTGCTAACAACAATACTTTAAGAGTTAGAGTTAAAGCTGGTTCAATAGTTTTAGGAGATACTGGACTTATCACCATGCCGTCTACGACTAACAAAAAATGGGACTTAGAAGTTCGTTTCACAGTTCGTCAAATAGGTACTGCAGGTGTTGCTAGTATAGCTTGTTTTGGATTGCTTACTTATTCTAAAGATGCTAGTAACGCATTTGAAGGTGCAGACTTCAGTACGGTAAATAACAGTACGTTTGACACTACAGTTCCTAATACGCTAAACATAACTGCTCAATGGGGAACAGCTAGTGCATCAAATAGCATATATTCTGAAAGTTTCATTCTTAATAAAACGTACTAATGAAAACAGAAAGCAAAACATCACCAACTAGTTCAGGTAGGGGTTGCCTATGCGAAGACGAAACCTACCATATAGACTGCTGTGACGGAAGTCTACAAGCTCAGGGCATCGGTTCACTAGAAGGACAAGGAGACGTAGTACTAACACAAGAGGTAGTAGAGCGTAATATAGTACGTTCAAATGGATAAAAATGCAACAAATAAAAACCAAATAGTTAATAAGTTATGAATAAAAGTGTATTAGACAAGTTAGGCAAGTTTGAAACAAACGTAGAACTTGCTGAGACAAACGTAGAACTTGCTATGTTTAAATCTGTAGCTGAAATTGAAAAGATGTATAATGACATCAAATCTATTTTAGATGAGAATACAAAATATAAAAAGCAAATTCAAGAAGCTGTTACCGCATTGCTAAATAATGGAGGTTCAATGGTAACACGGACTTCTCAATTTATTGATGAAGCAAATAAAACAATTAACGAAGCTAAAGCATTAGGTTTAGAAGCTCCTAAACGAATTTTAGACTTACCTAAATTTGCTCGTGATTTTGACAAAATTGGTAAAGCTCAAATTAAATTTGCCAATACAGCTAGACAAGGATTAAGCTCATTTTAATTAAATAACATGAAAGCAAACGAAGCAATCAAACAAATAAAAACTTTACTCGGTCTAGAGACTGAAGTTAAGTTAGCACAGGCACGTTTAGCAGACGGTACAACAGTTATCGAAGCTGAAGTATTTGAAGCTGGTATGGAAGTATTCATCGTAACAGAAGAAGGTAATGTACCTGTACCTGTAGGTGAGTATGAAATGGAAGGCGGTGAGTTAATCCTTGTAGTAGAAGAGGAGGGAATCATTGCTGAAATCAAAGAGAAAGTAGAAGAGACTGAAGAAGAAGAAGAAGCTCCAGCTCCTGAAGCTGAGGCAGAAGTAGTAGAGGAAGAGATGAGTGAAGAAACTCGTCAGCCTAAGAAAACTATCGAGTCTATTATCAAAGAAACTCTTTTCTCTGAAGTTGAAAAAATCAAAGCAGAAAACGAAGAACTAAAAGCTGAACTAGCTGCTCTTAAAAATGCTACTGAGTTAAGTGCTGTAGAAGATATTAAGCCTATCCAGTACAATCCTGAGAACGAGCAAAAGACGGAGGTATTCAAGTATGCTAAAAACCGTTCTATGTCATCACTTGACAGAGTATTAAACAAATTGAAATAAATCTTAAATTAAATAAAATGCCAACATCATTAGACATTACAACTACTTACGCTGGGGAATCAGCTGGTAAGTACATTGGTGCAGCGTTATTGAGCGCAAACACTATCGAAAATGGAGGAGTTACAGTAATTCCTAACATCAAGTACAAGCAAACAATGAAGCGTTTTGATAGCACTTCTTTGGTTGCAGACGCTACTTGTGACTTTACTGCTACAGGAGAAATCACTTTGACTGAGCGTGTTCTTGAGCCGAAAGAATTGCAAGTTAACGCTCTTCTTTGTAAGAAAGATTTTCGTTCTGATTGGGATGCGGTTTCTATGGGTTACTCTGCTTATGACAACCTTCCTCCATCATTCCAACAATTCTTAATTGCTCGTATGCTTGGACAAGTTTCTGAAGCTACTGAATTGTCTTTGTGGGGTGGTGCTACTGCTAACGCTGGAGAATTTGACGGATTGTTTACTCAAGCATTAGCTGAAGCTGGTACAGGTATTCCTGTAGGACAGTCTGTAGGTGGTGTTACTGTAGACGCTACTAACGTAATTGACGAAATGGGTAAAGTAGTTGATGCTCTTCCATCTCGTTTGTACGGAAAAGAAGGTTTGAAAGTATATGTTTCTCAAAACGTAGCTAGAGCTTATGTTCGTGCATTGGGTGGATTTGCTGCTGCTGGTGTTGGTGCTGCTGGTACTAACGCACAAGGTACACAATGGTACGGAATGGGGTCAGGTTTGTCTTTTGACGGAGTATCTATCTTTGTTGCTAACGGACTTTCTAACAACCAAATGTTAGCTACTACTACTGATAACTTATTCTTCGGTACAGGTATCTTAAATGATGCAAATGAGGTTAAGTTGATTGATGAAGCTATGATTACAGGTTCACAAAACGTACGTTTCGTTATGCGATACACTGCTGGTACTCAAATCGGTATCTTAGAAGATTGTGTAATCTATGACACTACTCTATAATTAATTAATAAACCAAAGAAGGGGAGGGCGGTCTAACTTCCCTCCCTTTTTTTTAAAAACAAAAAAGATATGGCTTGTGATATTTCAAACGGTAGATTAGAAGCGTGTAAAGACGGAATCTCAGGATTAGATGCTATCTACTTCATTAATTACGGTATTAACTACCCTACAGACGTTACTTTCTCTTCAGCAGTAGGTTTAGAAGACGTTATTACAGATGTAGCTGGTGTTACTGACTTGTACAAGTGGGAGTTGAAAGGTGCTAACTCATTCGAGCAGACTATTCAGACTTCTCGTGACAACGGAACTACTTTCTTTGAGCAAACTATTGTAGCTCAGTTTAAAGTTCTTGACCCTACTACACACAAAACAGTTAAGTTGTTAGCTTATGGACGTCCTCACGTAGTTGTACGTACACGTTCAGGAAGCTACTTCCTTGCTGGTCTTGAGAGAGGTGCAGACGTAACTGCTGGTACTATCTCTTCAGGTACGGCAATGGGTGATTTCAACGGATACAACCTTACACTAACGGCAATGGAAAACATCCCAGCTCCTTTCTTGGACTGTACAGATGAGACTACGTTAGCTGCTGTATTTGGTGGTGCAACAATCGTTACTACTTAAGATACCAATAGATTAAAAAAGAGGGAGGCAATTAGCCTCCCTTTTTTTATTTCAAAACAATTCAGCCTTTTTAAGTTATTAATATATGATAGTAACAACGTCAGCTGCTGAGGTTAAGATATTCAGCTTAGTATTAAAAGACCCTGTAGTCACAAAGTGTGTACTTCGGGATGACTCACGTAATGTTTACTTTTTATACAATGTAAAAGATGTAACTGAGGAAGAATACTATTATTCAGTTGCGGTAGGCATAACAGACGATTTGCTTAATAACCGTGTTTACGACTTTAAGCTACTAAATGAAGAAGACGAAATAATATACTATGACCGTCTTTTTGTTACTGACATTCCAGCAAATGAATTTAGCGTTAACAAGCTACCAAACGGAGCGAGTATATACGTCTCACATAGTAGCGATAACGAATATATAACTTATGGACAACAATAATTTCAACGTCAAGTTCATTGAACTTGCTAAATACGAGACTCCAGTAATCACAGAAGGTAAACGTGAGGACTGGGTAATGTATGGCGAGGACAATAATTACTTTCAGTATTTGATAGACAGATACACTTATTCTCCAACCAACAACGCAATCATTAATAACATAATCAAATTGGTTTACGGTAGAGGATTAAACGCTTTAGATGCGTCTAAAAAGCCTCAGCAGTATGCTCAGTTTATGACTATGTTTAATAAGGACTGTGTGCGTAAAATGATTATGGATTCTAAGATGTTGGGGCAGTTTGCAATCCAAGTACATTACTCTAAAGACCATTCAGTAGTTAAGAAAGCGTATCACATACCAGTACAACTTTTGCGTCCTGAGAAGTGTAATAAAGACGGTGAAATCGAAGCCTACTATTACTCGGACAACTGGGAAGACACTAAAAACTTTCCACCTAAAAGAATCCCATCTTTCGGAACGTCAAAAGAGGCTGTAGAGATACTTTATATTCGACCTTATTCAGTTGGAATGAAGTACTTTGCTTTGGTTGATTATCAGGGAGCTTTACCTTATGCAGTTTTAGAACAAGAAATATCTGACTATCTAATCAACGAAGTACAGAATGGATTTTCAGGAACTAAAGTAATCAACTTTAACAACGGACTACCACCTGAGGAGGAGATGGATGCTGTAGAGCGAAAGGTTCTAGGCAAGTTGACTGGTTCAAAAGGTAAGCGAGTGATAGTATCATTTAATCACTCAGAAGCTCAAAAGACTACCGTAGATGACATTCCGTTAAATGATGCACCTGAACACTATACATACCTATCAGAGGAGTGTATGCGTAAAATAATGCTAGGGCATAACGTAACATCTCCTTTACTATTTGGTATCAGCAGTAGCAATGGATTTAGCTCTAATGCAGACGAATTACAGAACTCGTTCATTCTATATTACAACATGGTTATTCAACCATACCAAGATTTGATAATTGAGGCTATTGACCGTGTATTAGGAGTTAACGGAATCAGCTTAAAGCTGTATTTTGAGACGTTAAAACCTTTGGAATTTACTGACCCTAGCGGAAAGGTAGAAGAACCTACAGAACTCAGCTCTTTAGACAACGAAGTAGCAAGAGATTTGATAGCATTAGGAGAAGATGTGCCTAACAACTGGCTACTGATAGACGAATCTCCTGTAGATTACGATAATGATGACGCAGAAAACGAACTGCTAAAAGGCGAAAAGAAGTCTTTATTAAGTAGATTGGTAGAGCTTGTTAGCACAGGAACTGCTAGACCTAACTCAACAAGTGAACAAGACGACACTGTAGAAGGTGTTAAGTTCATTACACGTTACGTTTACGCTGGTGAGACTACAAACAAAAGCAGACCGTTCTGTAAGAAAATGATTGACGCTAAAAAAATCTATCGTAAAGAGGACATTTTGCAGATGAGTAACCAACCAGTTAACGCTGGATGGGGTGCTAGAGGTGCAGACACTTATAATATTTGGTTCTACAAAGGTGGTGGTAACTGTCACCACAGATGGAATAAGCAAGTTTATGCAGCATTTGAAGGTACAGGAATAGATGTTAACTCACCAAAGGCAAGACAAATAGCAGTAAGAAAGGCAGAGAAGTTCGGATATGTAGTTAAGAATGACCCTAAAGTCTCTACACTACCTAAAGATATGCCTAATAACGGATTTTTACCTAGAGACTAATGGAAGCATTACTAATAACAAGAAACGACTTAGTTAAATTGACTGCGTTAGGAGGTAACGTAGACACTGATAAATTCATTCAGTTTATCAAAATAGCTCAAGACATACACATACAAAACTATCTAGGTACAAGACTACTAGAACGTATCAAAGATGACATAGTTGATGACACACTAGCAGACCCTTATTTAAGCCTTTTAGAGACGTATATAAAGCCTATGCTTATTCATTGGGCTATGGTTGAGTATTTACCATTTGCAGCTTACACAATCGCAAACAAAGGCGTTTATAAACACAACTCAGAGAACGCTTCTAATGTTGAAAAGACGGAAGTAGACTACTTAGTAGAAAAAGAGCGTGACATAGCACAGCATTACACACAGAGATTTATTGACTTCATGTGTAACTACTCAGCTCAGTTCCCTGAGTACAACACTAATAGTAACGGTGAAGTTTCACCTAGTTCAAACAATTACTTTTCAGGATGGCACATTTAAAGATTTACAAGCCTAAACAAGACAACGTAGTTAAATTAATGGTTTACCTTAACTCTATTAAAAATGGCGGTAAAAAAGATAAGTGAATTTCCACAAGCGAACAATGTAAATAACCTAGACTTAGTATTAATCAGTCAGGAGGACTCAGGTAACTACGTTTCAAAGTATGCTGAAAGTTCAGCTTTGCGTTCAATAGGTGCATATACGTTTGTATGTGGTATTAGTCAAACTGGTACTTCAGCTCCTAGCTTAACGGATAACTTTAATAACTACGGTGTATCTCCTGTAGCTAGTTATATTGGTGTTGGTGAGTATGAAATAGCTGGTTTTGATAACTTACTTGCTACAGCTACTCACATAGAGATTAATCTAAACGCATTGCCTACAACAGACCATATAAGAACGGACTATATAGATAGTGACACAATAAGAATTAGAACTACAGTTTCAGGAACTCCTGCAAATGGCGTAATGAATGTAAACGGATTGTACTTAAAAGTAACTACGTACATATAACAAAACACGGATTATTAGTTAATTAATTATGAGCAATACAATAGGATGGGGTAAGGGTTCAGTAAACAACATTATAGGTTGGGGACAAGGCGCTACAAACAATACTAATGGATGGGGAAGTATCTATGATTTATCCTATTCTCCTGAAACAGATTTAGACGGAGATTTAGATGTTTTGACTGTAGACACTACGCTCTAT